ATCGTGAGCGAAGGGAGGAACGATGAAAACATATAATGATCTTGCGGAATTGACCGCAGAGCAGGACAGGCAGGCATTTGTGTTGGCAGCCATTGCGGAGCATAAGGGGAGCGAGTTATTCAGAATTGCGCGCCGTGCCGAACTGTATTATAGGCATGAGAATCCCACGATCATGCGGGCGCAGAAACTGCTTTATGACTACATGGGCCGAGCGGTGCCGGACATCTATTCCGCCAACAACAAGATTCCGTGCAGGTATTATTTCTATTTTGTCACGCAGCTTGTTCAATTTCTGATGGGCAACGGCGTGTCATTTGGCGATGACAGCACGAAGGCGAGGCTTGGCGGGGCATCGTTTGACATTGCCATCCAGGACCTGGCAACAAAGGCCCAGAATGGTGGCGTTGCGTTTGGCTTTTGGAACGCAGACCATTTGGAGGCATTCGGCGTGGCGGGTATCGATGAGCCATCATTCATTCCGCTTTATGATGAAACCACAGGGATGCTCCGGGCGGGCATCAGGTATTGGCAGATAGACAGCGCCAAGCCGATGCGTTGCACCCTCTACGAGGAGGACGGCTTCACCGAGTACATGCAGGACGAGGAATCCAAGGAACTTGTCATCCAGCAGCCCAAGCGTGGATATGTTCAGATCGTGGAGACATCCGAGGTGGGCGGCGAGAATGTCATTTCTGACAGGAATTATCCTGGATTCCCCATCATCCCATTCTACAACATCAATAAGCAGTCCGAGCTGTTAGGCGGCCAGGAAGTCATTGACGCATATGACCTGATGGCCAGCACCATGATCAACAACATTGATGATGGGAATGTGATTTATTGGATTTTGAAGAATTGTGGTGACATGGATGACATCGATGATGCCAAATTCATCGAGCAGATAAGGCGCACGCATGTGGCTCATCCGGGCGATGGTGACGGTGAGGTTGATGCGCATACCGTTGAAGCACCATTTGCGGCCAACGAAGCAGCATTGTCCAGGCTGCGCACGCAGCTGTTTGATGACTTCATGGCGCTTGATGTCAAGGAAATCGCCGGGGGAGCCGCCACGGCCACGCAGATCAAGGCCGCATATGAGCCGCTGAATGCGAAGGCCAACAAGTTTGAGCAGCAGGCCACGGCATTCATCCTGCAGCTGCTGAAACTGCTTGGGATTGACGATGCGCCAACATATACCAGGGCGGTCATTGTCAATAAGTCCGAGGAAATCCAGACTGTTCTGCAGGCGGCGCAGTATCTGTCCGATGAATATGTGACCAGCAAAATATTAGAGGTCAACGGAGACATTGACAAGCTCGAAGAAATCCAGGCACAGAAATCAGCGGGAGAAATGGCACGCTTTGATTTGGGCGCGGGCGAGGACGAAGAGGTTTAGTGCATGGCGGCATCAGAGACTGATAGGCAGCTTGCCACGATGGAACGCAAGTTGGCGGCGATGTATCGCCAGGCCAACAAGGGCGTTGGCGAGGAATTGAAAGCGTATTTGGCGGAGTTGGCACCGAAGCAGAAGGAATTATCTGATGCCGTCAAGGCCGCCGAAACGCCGGAAGAAAAGGCCCAGGCGGAGAAGGCATACAAAGCATTCTTGATGGACAAGACCGTCAACAGCGGGAAATTTCAGCGGTTGTCACAGCAGATGGCGGATGATCTGTTAAAGGTCAATCGGCAGGCTACGCAGTATGTCAACGGCCAGATGCCGGATGTTTACGCAAAGAATTACAACGCAGCGGGCAAGGACATCAAAGGCCAGGTCAAGGACTATCGTTTTGACATGGTGGACACATCCACGGTCCAGCGGCTTGCCAAGTCGAATGACACGCTTTTGCCATATAAGACCGTGAATGGCCGCAAGGATGTCCGTTGGAACACCAAAGCCGTGAACAGCGAGATTTTGCAGGGCATCAATGCAGGCGAATCCATCCCCAAAATCGCCGCTAGGCTGTCAAATGTCACGGCCATGAATGCTGCAAGCGCCGTTAGGAATGCCAGGACAGCGACAACAAGCGCACAAAACCGGGGGCGCATGGATAGTTACCACAAGGCGCAGAGCCAGGGCATCAAGTTGGTGAAGATATGGCTTGCCACGAATGACGGCAGGACAAGAGATGCGCATTATGAGCTGAACGGCCAGGAAAGAGACATTGACGAGCCGTTTGAAAACAGCATTGGTCCCATCATGTTCCCCGGCGATCCGAACGCTGATCCGGCGAATGTTTATAATTGCCGCTGCACGCTTGTGACGAAGGTGGTTGGGTTTGGGGAGCCGGTCGAGCTGCCGGAAGAGCCGGAAGAGCCGGAGCCGATACAGGAGCAGCAGCCGCAGGCAAAGCCAGAAGTGGTACATACCAACAACATGGCGGAATATGATTATGTGAAGCAACGCTTGGTGGCCAACAATATCACATTCAATCAAGTCGGAGAATTGGCGCAGCCGTTGTCTACGGATGAAATTGTGGCCAAGGTTGGCGGCGGCGATATGACAGGGGGATCGTGTGCATCGCTTGGATTCGCATATATCGGGAATACATGTGGTATTGATGTTACCGATTTCCGAGGCGGCAACAGCCAGGCGGTATTTTCTAGGCATGGCAATATCCAAAAGATATTCGAGGTCGCAAATGCCAAGGTTGAGCAATTCAAATTCGATAAGGAGTTGAAGGGCGCAACGGAAATATTGAAGAATTTGCCCGTCAGTGATAAAGAATATTATTTCTGCGCAGGCAAGCACGCTGCGATTATTCGCAAGGATTCCGAGCATGGATTGCAATACTTGGAGTTGCAATCCGCAACGGATAATGGATGGCATGACTTTAACAATTCGACATTGCAATGGCGTTTTGGATGCCGTAAGACGGCAGATGTTGCGCGGGTTGGTGGGCAGAAGATCGTATATCAAAGGTCCGTGGAATTGGTCGATGTGTCAACATTCCAGCCAACAGAAGAATTCAAGGAATTGTTAGGTTACATGAACACGGCAGAAGGGAAACAGAAGAAAGGCGGTGCAGGCCATGTCAAGTGACAGATGGTATAAGAATGAGCCGTCCGACAATGTTTGGTGGCTGGACACCGATGACATCATTGGCGAATTTATCTTTTCGTTTGACCGGGAAAAGAAATTCAATCTATTTGCCGATTATCCGGCAAGATTGACGCCGAGGGAACGGCAGCTATTTGATGCGGAAAATCCATTTTGGAAAGATTTTTTCAAAGACCGAAAATGATGGAGGCCGAGAATGGCAGAGTTTGAATTTTCGTTAAACATAGGCGATAACAAAGACGAGATCATGAAGGCATTGTCAGATGCGGTGGCCGTGGGTTTGGAGGCCATCGGATTGACGGCGGAAGGGTATGCCAAACGGTATTGCCCGGTTGACACGGGCCGTCTACGCAACAGCATCACGCACGGCGTCGAGAATAATGCCGCATACATTGGCAGCAATGTTGAGTATGCGCCGGATGTCGAATTGGGGACATCCACCGGGCGTCGTCCAAGGCCGTATCTACGGCCAGCGATTCAAAACCATGTGGCGGAGTACAAGAAGCTGATGGAAGATGCGTTGAAATCATAGGCGTGTTGACAGGTTTTTCAAAGATTATTATAATTTAATTGTAAATAGCTATTGCCGGAATCAGAAAGGAATCTGACCGAAGCACAGGAGGGACAATGGCACTCACAAGAAAATTCCTTGCTGCCCTGGGAATTGAGGCGGACAAGGTGGACGAGATCATCAATGCTCACAGCGAGACCGTGGACGGCCTCAAAGAGCAGCTGAAAGCCGCAAAGGAAGATGCGGAGAAGCTGAAGGATGTTCAGAAGGAACTGGATGACCTGAAGGCTGATGTAAAAAACAACTACAAGAGTAAGAGCGATTTTGACAAGCTTGACAAGGAATTCAAGGATTACAAGTCCGAGATTTCCGGCAAAGAGGCGGCGGCGGCCAAGGAAAAGGCGGTCCGTGCGTACTTTGAGAGCAAGGGCATTAAGGGGGCAAATCTTGAAATCGCCATAAAGGGCAGCCGTGACGAGATTGCGGCGATTGAACTTGACGGCGAGAAGATCAAGGATGCCAAGACGCTGGATGCGCTTGTTGCCGGGACATTCAAGGGGCTTGTGTCTACCACCGGCGAAAGAGGGGCCAACACCAACAATCCGCCGGCCAATGGTGGGAAATCCGGGGCCAAGACGCTTGACGAAATCTATGCGATCAAAGACCGGGATGCACGGCAGGCCGCCATTCTGGAAAATCGTGAAAAATTCGGATTTTAACCGGGAAAGGATCACAAAATGGCGAATGTAGTAACTACTGCTGAAACCAATCTTATCAAGGCAAATGACCTGAAGAGGGTTAGAGAAATCGATTTTGTGACGCAGTTTGCGCACAATTCCCTTGCCAAACTCATGGAGGCCCTGGGTGTAACCAGGAAGATTCCCATGCAGGAAGGCACCACCATGTATGTATATAGCACCAGCGGCACGCTGCAGTCTGGCGCCGTCCCCGAAGGCGAGATCATCCCGCTGTCCAAGTATGAGCAGACCAAGACCGCCATTGGGGAAATCACTCTGAAGAAGTGGAGAAAGGCCGCGTCTGCGGAGAGCATCAAGAAGAGCGGATATAATGCCGCTGTTGCCGAGACTGATGCGGCACTCATGCTCGATGTTCAGAAGGGCATCAGAACTGATTTCTTCAACTTCCTGAATGGCACCATCACCGGCAGCACCACGGCAACCGGCGTTGGGCTGCAGGCTGCGCTTGCTAATGCGTGGGGACAGCTGCAGGTCAAGTTTGAGGATGACACCGCCCAGGCGGTTTATTTTGTCAATCCTGTCGATGTGGCTAATTATCTTGGCGGCGCACAGATCACTATGCAGACCGCCTTTGGAATGAACTACATCGAAAACTTCCTTGGCCTTGGCACCGTGGTCATGTCCAGCAGGGTAACTGCTGGCACCTTTGTTGCGACTGCAAAGAACAATCTGATCATGTACTACCTGACCATGAACGGAGACATTGCGCAGGCATTCGAGCTGACCGCAGACGAAACTGGTTTTGTCGGCATCAAGTCCGGCTATCAGAACGAGGAAAGAGCGCAGATTGAATCCCTGGTCATGTCCGGCATCAGCATTCTTGTCGAGTATGCCGCCGGCGTGGTCAAGGGAACTATCACCGCAGCAGCTGCGGGAACGAGCGATTAAAGAGTGGATTGAAAGGGGCGGCCCATGTTAGATGTTTTGTGCGCCGAATTAAACAATTATTTCCTCAAAGACAAGGGGAAGGACATTCATTTTGGCGAGTACACCATCAGCAATGGCAGTATTGGGCCGCTTGATTTCCTGCAGCCGGGGCAATTCTTCCGCATCGTTGGCAGCGTGTTCAATGATGGCGTGTATGAATATCCGGCATCAGGATTAAAGGATGAGGCCTTTACAGGCGCTGTTTGGGCAATGGCTGTCCCCTCACCAGTCATTGCCCTTGCAGATGAAATTGAGAAATGGGCAGAGGCCAATGCCGATGTCATTGACAGCCCGTATTCGTCAGAATCGTTTGGCGGGTATTCTTACACCAAGGAAACCGCCAGCGATGGCAGCAGCGGGGCTGCGTGGAAAAGCCATTTTGCGTCAGAAATGAACAGGTGGCGGAAAGCCAGGGTGAATCGATGAGTTTGCTGAAAGCGGCTTATGAGCCATTCACCATGATTGACAGACGCACCACGCCGGACGGATATGGCGGCTATGAGATCACATGGGTTGAGGGAGCGCAGATTGAAGCATCTGCACGGTATGACAGCAGCATCGAGGCGTTGACGGCGCAGGCCCAGGGCGTCAAGGCGCTATATACGATTACCACCAGCAAGGCGGTCAATCTGCAATATCACGATGTTTTGCGCCGGGACCGTGACGGCAAGTTGTTCCGGGTGACTTCTGACGGTGATGACAATTACACGCCGCCATCGGCATCGTTGGACATGCGCCAGGTCCAGGCGGAAGAGTATGTTTTGCCGGTATAAGGGGGAGCGATGGCAGACCTGAAAAAGCCCGCACAGGCGTGGGATGAATTCTTGGCCGGGTTTGATTGGACGGTGTATGACGAAAATACCGTCCCGGAAGATGCATCGATCCCAAGGATCACCTACAATTGGGCGGAATCAGAGATTGGCACGCCGGTGCTTCTCACAGCAAGCCTTTGGGACAGGTCCCGCAGTTGGGCGAATGTCAGCCGGAAAGCCGATGAGATGTTTGAAGCCATCGGATATGGTGGCGTGACCATCCCGGTGCAGGGCGGATATATGTGGGTGCTGCGTGGCACACCATTCAGCCAGCGCATGGCCGATCCCGATGACAGCATCCGGCGCATCGTCATCAATATTCAGGCCGAGTTTTTGAGAGCATAAGGAGCGAACAAAATGGGCGATTATACCAAGGTATCACAGGACGCTTTTGAAACGCTGCAGCTTGATGCAGGTGTCCTGCTGTCCGCATTTGATCCCGCCAATCCGGCGGCACCGGCCAGCGCAGACATCATATGCACTACCACGGGCGGCATCAACATCAGGTGCGTGCCTACTTATTCCGATTTTGCCGAAGATGTTGACAATGTGCCGAACAACATGATGGAATTCAAACATTTGGATGGTTGGGATTGCGGCATGTCGTTCAGCAACATTAAATTCAATCAGGCCAGTATCAAATGGGCTGTTGGAGCAGCGGACACCACCGGCACCACCAAGGTCGTTCCCCGCAGGGACCTTGCGCAGACCGATTTTGCCGATCTTTGGTGGGTTGGCGATAGAGCGGACGGCGGTGCGGTTGCGGTCAAGCTGAAGAATGCGCTGTCCACCGGCGGCGTGAACATCCAGACCACCAAAAATGGAAAAGGCACCATGAGCATGGAAATCACCGGCCATGTGTCGCTTGCGGCGCAGGACACCATGCCGATGGAGTTTTATTTCATCGCAGCGTAAAGAGGGGATTAAATGAAGCTGTCAGATTTTACAGACGAAAAGGCCATTGAGGTTGTTGCAAAACTGCTGATCCCGATGGGCAACATTGCGAAGAATTCCGCCAATGCCGATGCAAAGGGCAAGAACAAGATCGAATTTGCATCGCAGCTGCTGCGGAACAATGCCAAGGATGTTATGAACATGTTTGCGATTCTTCACGATGTGGAGCCATCGGAATACCATTGCAACGCCGCCACGATCCTGATGGACACCGTGGAGATGCTGAATGACGCGCCATTGATGGAACTTTTTGGGCTGCAAAGTCAGACGCCGGCCTCATCTGGCTTTGCATCAACGAATGGAGAGGCCCAGGAGGGGTCGAAGGATTCCTAAATTTCTGCAAGGCGAAAGCGGAGCGGGAATTCCGTGAGTTGTCATTCAGGGTGTATGTGACGGATTCGTTGCGTTTGAGTGGCGAAAATAAATACATCCAGCGCCGGTGGGCAGACATTATTATGCCACAAGCGGAGCCGGCGCAGGATGACAGACCAGTTGAAGAAATCGCCGCTGATATTTGGCGGCGTGCGGGATTGAACAAAGGCGGTGAATGATGGACCTATTCACGCTTGTCGCAAGTTTATCGCTTGATTCAAGTGCATACGAAAAGGGATTAGGCGAGGCTGAAAATAAGGCCTCGTCTTTTGGGAGTAAATTAAAAACGGCAATGGGTGTTGGCGGGGCGGCAATTGCAGCCGTCACAGGTGCCACAGCTGCGCTGGCAACGGGGTTGGTGAAAGACGCCGGAGCCGTGGCGCAGTATGGGGACAACATCGACAAGGCCAGCCAGAAGCTAGGCATGTCTGCCGAAGCATACCAAGAATGGGATGCTATTCTGCAGCACAGCGGCACATCCGTTGAAGCGTTGGCAATGCCGATGCGCACATTGAGCGCGGCGGCAGAGAGTGGGAAAGATGCGTTTGATAAGCTTGGATTTAGCCAAGAACAAGTCGCATCGATGAATTCCGAAGAGTTGTTCAACGCCACGATCACGGCGCTTCAGGGCGTGACCGATGAGAACGAACGGGCAGCACTTGCCACAGACCTGCTTGGCAGAAACACGATGGAACTTGGGCCGTTGCTGAACACCAGCGCCGAGGACACCGAGGCCATGCGCCAGCGTGTCCATGAGTTGGGCGGCGTGATGTCTGATGAAAGCGTCAAGGCGGCAGCTGCATTCCAGGACAGTTTGCAGGATTTACAGACGGCTTTTGGCGGATTAAAGCGTGGATTGACCGAGGATTTCATGCCAGGCATCACCACGGTCATGAATGGATTAACGCAGATATTCAGCGGAGATTCGGACAGCGGCATTGCAATGGTCAGCGAGGGCGTGGACAGCGTGTTGACATCGCTGACGGACAATTTGCCCATGTTCCTGGAAACCGGCGTGGCCATTCTGGATTCGCTTTTGCAGGCATTTATCGACAATTTGCCGAAGCTGCTTGAAATGGGTGCGAAGCTGATAGCGCAGCTTGTTGCCGGGTTAATATCGAGCATCCCCACGCTTTTGAAGTCCGTGCCGGAAATCATCAAGGCCATCATATCAGGGCTGGTGGCAGGATGGCCGAGCATTAGGGACGCGGGGAAAGACCTGATCCAAGAGGTCGGCAACGGCATCATGGCGATGTTGGGCAAGGCCAAGGAATGGGGCGGCGATCTGCTGCAGAATTTCATTGACGGCATCAAAGCCAAAATCCAGGGACTGAAGGATGCTGTGTCAAATGTGGCCACAACGGTCAAGAATTTCTTGGGATTTTCCGAGCCGAAGGAAGGCCCGCTATCGAATTTCCACACCTACGCGCCGGACATGATGGAGCTGTTTGCCCAGGGCATCCGGGACAATGCCGGGATAGTGGCGAATCAGCTGAATCGTTCGCTTGATTTTGGAGCGGTTGGGTCCGCCAGCTTTGCCGGGGGAATCGGCGGCGGATTTGGTGGGTTTGATGCTGCGCCAATCGTCATAAATCTGACCACCGAACTGGACGGCAGCGTGTTAAGCCGGAAGATGGTGCGTTATAACACGGCGGAGAGCGTCAGGGTCGGCACATCGTTGATTGAAGGGGTATAGAGATGGCAAAACCTTTAATAATTGACACCAATGATTTCACGCCGTATTTCACGGACATTGGCTATCAGGTCGAATATGCATCCGTGGATGGCGGGCAAGGCGGATTGATGTTGAGCGGCACCACCACGGCGGATGAGATCGCCACAAAGGCGATTGTGACATTGCCGTGCTATCCGTTGAACGAAGAGCAAATCAGCGATCTTTTGCAGATCGTCTATTCAGGCGTATATCACACCGTGACATTCTATGATCCCCGCGCCGGCATGAATCGGACGATGCAGGCACGCCGCCAGGTGTCCCAGCAGAAATATCGTGGATTTGGGGCAAATGGCTTGGAGTATTGGACGGGGACCGTGGTGACGCTGACAGAGAGGTGACGCATGTTATCAATCAGTTTTGGCCAGTTTAATTTCAGCGCAGATGAAATCCGTTTGTCCCCATATCCGTCCACGGTCCGCGCCAATGCGCCGTTGGGTGATAGGCTAGAAGCGGACATTTTCACCGTGACTGTTGACACGGATGCCACAGGGGACCGCAGATGGCGTGACCGGGACGGCGTTTGGATTGCGACAAGCGCCAATCAGGGCATCGTGTTCAATTATGGCAACATATTAGACTTCCATTATGGCGATGAGTTGTCCGTTTTTGATGATGGCCAACTCAAAGCCAAATTTTATATTACAGACATATCAAGAACCGGGCTGCGGTCATTCAGGATTGAAAGCTGTTCGATGATAGGCCTGCTGACGAAGATGCCACACAAGGGCGGCATATATGAGGTGGTGGACGCCGGGGACATCATCGCAGACATCATGGGCGATTTAACATACACCATTGATGCCGATGTTGCCGGGACAAAGGTGTCAGGATGGCTCCCGAACACCGATGCCATGCAGGGGAGGTCCGCAAGGGACAATCTGCAGCAAGTGTTGTTTGCAACGGGCGCATCCATCGTGAAGAACGCAGACGGAAGTGTCCGCTTCACATTTAATGTCCAGGGCAGCGCCAAGGTCATCCCGGAAGATAGGACAATTCTTGACAATAGCATCCGGGAAACGCCGCACAGAGCCACAACGATCACGGTGGTTGAACATACATATTTTCAGTCCAGCTACACGGCGGAAGAAGTGGTATATGACGGCGGCACCGGTGCGTATGTGACGGATTACACATTGGCATTTGACAGGCCCTATCACAGCTATCGTTTTGTGGGGAGCGGCGGCACAGAAATTCCGCTTGATCCCACGAAACAGGGGGCCAATTATTGCACCATCACCGGCACGGGCGTGTTGTACGCTAAACCTTATGTCCACATTCAGCGTGCAGTATCACAGGAAACCGGCGTGAATTCGATGCGCAGGGACATCACGGTCAATGATGACACGCTTGTCACGCCATTAAATGTCATGGGCGTTGTGGAGCGGCTTGCGAATTTCTACACGCATGCCGTGACCAAAGAATTTAATATGATTGTTGAGAATGAAAAAGCCGGCGATTTTGTATCGTACACAGACCGATATGGCGAACAGCAGAGCGGATATGTGGCCAACATGGACGAAACGCAGAGCAGCTTTGCCCTGGCCAGGACATCTGTTATCACCAATTGGACGCCGATTTTGCCAAGCAATGATTATGACACGGCCATCATCATCCGTGCATCAGACCTAACCAATGGCCGATATACTGTGCCGAGCCAGTACAGAGGCAAGCGGGCATATTTGGCATTGTTCAGCGGTGCGCAAGGCGGTCAGGGCGGCTATGCCGGGGAAACACCATTGGGGAATCCGCCGGCATCGCATCTGTTCGTTGGCAGGTCGGCGCATGACCTATATGGCGGGGATCAGTTGAGTTATACGGGCAATTATGCCGTTGGAACAGCCAGCCCACAGCAGAAAGGCGCAGCCGGAGGCAGAGGCGGTCACGGCGGAGCATCGGCCACACGAATTCTTCAAACGCAAATAGCATCCCTTGCCAACAGCTATGCGGTGTCATTCGGTGCCGGTGGCATGGGTGGCGCGGGTGGATATGTCGAAGTTGACGAATTAGGCCGTTGCACCACGCATGAGCCGGAAGAGGGCGCAGCGGGTGCGCATTCGGTTTGGGGGAGTTTTGACACCAACAACGGAGCTGCATTTCAGGGCGATTATTTGAACATGCTGACGGGCGAGTTGATCGCCACAGCCGGGCCAAGTGGCATCGCCGGGGGAAAGGGCGGTGACGGCGGAAGAAGCTTGCCGCAGAAGGGTGTATTGAAAACCGAGGCCAACGCATACAATTATGCCAACACAGCCAATGCATGGGGCAAGGCGGGTCAGGCGGTCGGATCGTATGCCGGGGGAACGCCAGGAACGCCAGCCACAGGGTCGAAAGTGGCCATCAGCGGCACGGATTATGTCCGATTCCTTGCCAATGCCGGAAGTGGAGGCGGAGGCGGTGCAGCTGTTGGGTCAAACGGCGGCAATGGCCATGATGGGTCATTCAATGTGTCGAGCCGGGTTTATTATGTTGGTAAAAAGACGATTGACGAACAGTATAACAGCCAGACGGGGGATTATGAATATGTGTCCAGCACATATGAAGGTCCCACGGGCGGCGATGGTGCGGATGCTGTGACGATACCATCACAGACGATCTACACCGGCGGAGCCGGCGGAAATGGTGGTGGCGGCGGCGGAGGTGCCGCACAGTCTATCGGATTCGATTTCCGCAGTCCAAACAATGTGTATATATCAGGCGTTTTGCGTGGCGGCATCGGAGGCCGTGGCAGCGCCGGTGGACAGGGTGCAGACGGTTTTGGTATACTGTATGTAAAGGCATAGGAGGTGCGAACATGCCATCAGATGATAAATACACAGTAACGCTGACTGGGGCGCAGGTCGATGATGCGCTAATGCAGATGAATCAGCGCATTCCCGAAGGTTGGGCGGCCGGTACCAGGGACGGCGTGGCGGTGTCAAGCACTAGCCAATTTTACCACAACAATGCCAAGTATCTTGCCACGCAGGCCAAGTCATGGGCGCAGGGCGGCACCGGCGAGAGAAGCGGCGAGGACACGAACAACGCACAGTATTGGGCGCAGCAGGCCCAGGCGGCAGCGGGTGGCGGTGTATCATCGTTCAAAGGTCGCACAGGGGCTGTCCAGCCGCAGAGCGGAGATTATACGGCGGCTATGGTCGGAGCGATGCCGGCAGATGCGGACATCCCAACAAAGGTGTCTGACCTTGTAAACGATCAGGATTTTGTGACTCAGATAGAGCTTGATGCTCATTATGTCATTGCGGGGAAAGCATCTGGCGTGACGGTTGGAGGAAATGCCACATCCGAAGGGTTGAATACAAGCGCAACGGGAACAGGTTCTCACGCTGAGGGTGTGCAGACTACAGCGAGTGGCGTGGCATCTCACGCAGAGGGAGTTGCTACAGAGGCTTCTGGGGATTATTCCCATGCCGAAGGAGCAGGCGTCGCTTCTGGGGATTATTCCCATGCCGAAGGAAACGGCGTGGCGTCGGAGGAATTTTCTCACGCAGAGGGGAATGCGCAAGCAACTGGCGTTAGCGCTCACGCCGAGAACGCAGGCATCGCATCTGGCGAAAACTCCCATGCTGAAGGCGCGTCATCCGCAAGCGGCGAGATGTCTCATTCGGAAGGCTATGGGCTTGCTTCGGGCAAGGCTTCTCACGCCGAAGGCGATAACAGTAAGGCACAAGGTGATTATTCCCATTCTGAAGGCTCAAGCAAGGCATTAGGCAATTATTCACACGCTGAAGGAAGGTCAACTGTATCAGAAGATCTTGGCTCTCATTCCGAGGGGTATAGAACAGTTGCCGCAGGTCGATCCCAACATGTGTTTGGGGAATGCAATGTGATTGATCGTCCGGCAACTGCAGGTAATAAGGGTGTTTATATTGAGATCGTTGGTAATGGTACTTCTCAAAATGCACGCTCAAACGCACGCACGCTTGATTGGAATGGCAACGAAGTCTTGGCCGGCAAACTGACAGTTGGAGCCGCTCCGACAGCCAACATGGATGTTGCCACGAAAAAATATGTAGATGATGCCATTGCAGCTGCAATTGCGGCGCTTCAGAATTCATAGGAGGTCCAGGCATGAGGCGAGGAACAACGCCACGGCTTACATTCACTATCCCATACACGGCGGGAATGATTGCAAGTGGGTATCTAACATTTAAGCAAAACCGCAGGGTTATACTTGATGTTCCGTTTTCTGATGACAGCATCGAGGTCAGCGACAACGCTGTCCGTATAACGCTGACACAGGAACAGACATTGGCGATGAGCCATGAAAGCACAGTCAAGGCGCAGATTCGCATGATACTTGTTCCTGACACGGCGGTGGCATCGAACATCGTGGAAATCCCCATTGGAGCCATCCTGAAAGAAGGGGTGATTTAGATGGTGGAAGATCGGACGGATTGGATCACATCGCTGACATTTGACGATGAAGCTGTGTTCGACACCGAATTTGATGACGATTTGGATTTCAACACAGATTTATCCGAAGCCGTTGTTGTATCGGAAAAAGACCACAGACAGCTTGACCATCGTGATGCGCCGGAACAGCATCCGATTTCAGCGATCACAGACCTTGCGGGCGAATTAGCCGTTAGGCCGTTTGAGAGATTGACCAACGCAGACATTGCCAACATCATGAACATGTAGGGAGGAATCACATGGCTAAATATCTTGATAGTGATGGATTGCTGTACTTTTGGCAGCAACTAAAGACCATGCTTGCGGGCAAGGTCGATGCCGTATCAGGCAAGGGGCTGTCCACGAATGACTATACCACGGCGGAACAGACCAAGCTTGCCGGCATCGCATCCGGGGCGGAGGTCAACCAGAATGCCTTTTCAAAAGTGGTGGTTGACAGCACCACGGTCGAGGCGGACAGCAAGACCGACACGCTGACGCTGGTGGCAGGGGCAAATATCGTGCTGACGCCGAACGCATCAAATGATACCATCACCATTGCGGCGAATGTCCCAGCGGTGGAAGATGAGATGTTTATCGCCGTGAACAATGTGACGGCTTTTGCCGATGTAGCAGCTGCATATGATGCCGGGGCATACATCGTGATGAAAGAAACGGCGGCGGGGTCGAGTATCGCACCGCTTATGTATGTGTCAGGTAGCGGCACAAACAGACAGTTTGTGTTTAGATACCAGAACACCAGCGGGACGATGTATAGCTACACGCTGAAATCATCCGGGTGGAGCTATAGCACATCTGCATGGGTCCCCACAACTAGGACCGTGAACGGCAAGGCTTTATCGGCTGACATCACGCTGGCCGCATCCGATGTTGGGGCGCTCCCGTCCAGCACCGTCATCCCTGACAGCACATCCGATCTCACCAATGACAGCGGATTCATCACATCTGCGGCGCTCACGCCTTATCTGACATCCGCCAGCGCTGAAAGCACCTATGCCAAGAAAACCGATGTTGCCGGGGCGTATATATACAAAGGGTCCGTTGCGACATATGCCAATCTTCCGTCATCCGGGCAGACGGCGGGCGATGTTTACAATGTCGAGGCAAACGGCATGAATTACGCATGGAACGGCACGGCATGGGATGCGCTTGGCGAGACATTCAGCATCAGCAGTATTACCAATGCCGAAATTGACACCATCCTGGCGGCATAGGAGGGACAGCGATGGCCAAATACCTTGATGACAACGGCCTTGCCTATCTTTGGAGCAAGCTAAAAGCTATGTTGGCCGGGAAACAGGCCACGCTTGTGAGCGGCACCAACATCAAGACCGTCAACAATGAATCGTTGCTTGGTAGTGGCAACATTGCCATCAGCGGAGGCGGCGGCACGGCATTGACCACACAGGAAATCGAAGATGCGGTCGATGCGGCGTTTGTTGTGTCAGGTTATAATGTGACGATAACGCTGACCAATCCATATCATGCAACATATTTTGAACGATGCGACATATATGAGTATGTGTCCACCGATCCGCCATATTCAGGTGAACTAATTGGCGGAATTGACAGCGCAACAGGGAGCGGGACATTCTTTGTCCCTGCAACGGCGTTGGGCGTGGTGGTGCAGTTTGTAGGCGGCTCTGTATATGTGGGGGGTGCCACGGTGTCCACCACGGGCGGCGTGGAGTTAGACTCACAGATGGAAAGGGTATTGTTAGCTGTCACGGCAGATGGTACGGCTACAATATCCGGCGTTGATTATGATTTTTAAGGAGAAAGACAGATGGGGTTTTTAGATGCTGCGGGAATAACCACACTTGTCAACAAGCTGAAAGATTATTTTCTGATGCCGAGCGGCACAGCGGCCAAGGCCCAGGCGATTCATTTTGGCACCACCACCAGCAGCGGCACATCGGGGACAGCATTTACTGCTAGCGTGTCAGGGATCACGGCGCTGACCGATGGTGTCACAGTCGTTTTGCTAAACACTATGGCATCGGGCAACCCTAGTGGGTTTACACTAGACATCAACGGGCTTGGCGCACGGCGGGTATATAACAGCATGTCATCCGGCTTGTACGAAAGCATATTCGCATCTGGCAGCGTGATGATGTTTGTGTATAGCAGGTCCGTGGGCGGATGGATCAGTTATCGTGGGTATGATTCGGACACCGGGCCGATTGCGTATGAAGTACAGACGGCAGAATCCACGATGCCGGCAGCCGATGCATTTGTGCGGTATAGGATTTTATTTACATCGGCAGATGGGACAAAATGGGTGCCAGCAACTACCAGCACAAGCACCAACGCACGGGTTGTGCGTGATGCCAATACGCGTCCAATCGATCCGTTTGGGCGCATCGTCTATTACGACAATATCTCATCCGTGAGCGCCAACGCAGAAGTCGATCCGGCAAGGCTTTGGCAGCAACATGTGTTGGAATTAGGATTTTCGTTCAATCGAGCGGGGACATATCTGTCATTAACGAATCCAGCACCAGTATATGTTAAATGCGCGCCGCAGGCGGATGGGTCGGCCATCATTGACAACACCACGCCGTTTGTGCAGGCGTTGCCGAGCAGCAAGGACGGATATATATATATATTCCTTGGGCGTGCGTATTCTTTAACGGGCGTTGAATTGGAGCTGACACATCCAGTCTATTGGCATGACGGCACAGGGATCAGGCTTTGGACGGGTGCAGAGCCGCTGACGCTTGCGACTCTGCCCATATATGACGGGACGGTGGTGTAATGAGCGCTACAATTACATACAAAGGGCAGACATTGGCCACGGTTGCCAATCAGACTAAAGTGCTAAAGACGATGGGGAAATATCTGGAAGATGATTTGACCATCGTGGATGCCGGCGGAAGTGGCGGAAACGGATTTGTTCTTGTCGAATCTTTGCCTGATATAGTTGTGGCATTGGCTGACACGGATTATGCCACATGGACACCGGCAACTTCCGCCAAGGTAATTCTGCCGAATCGAGCATCCGGGACTTTTGTGGCAACGGATGTTGGCGATTACGATTATTTTGTAAGGCAGCGGGTGTTTGTGGATGTGCAATATGTCGAAGGGACAGCCACAGCCAAAGGGATGTTCCAATTCTGCGCCGCAGACAATTGGAATGTTATCACGCGCCGTGCGGCGAATGTGACACAACTTAATGCGGGGAATCTTGGTGCCAATGTCGCAGAGGCGATTTCCCATATATATTTGCTAAAATATTACAACACATCGTGGGCTAATATTTATTCGTCGGCATATGGATTTTATCCGACAAATACATTGCCCTCGTTATCGTCCACATCAGCAGCTGCACCTACTGTGACAGTACGGACGCCAGCTATTTATTCAAAATGCCAAGCGACATATTTTAGCACAGCGATGGCTGCAGCTGTTGATCAACAAGCAAGCACTATCAAAATTAAGGGGGATATATACCGGGCGGAGACGGGATATATGAGAGGAACGGCATATAAAGCCCTTGCCGATATGTGGCTTCATAAATTATGATGCGCCGCCATTCTGTGATGTAATGTCATTGAGGAATCTGCAATGGACAATTTGGAAATTTTAACCGCACAGCACGAAAAAGAGTTGGAAGAGCATGGCCGCCGCCTGTCGCAGTTAGAGAAAGACAGGGATGCAGCTGCTGACACGGCGCGGGCGGTGGCTGTCATCACAGAACGGTTGAACACCGTGATTGACAAGATTGATGTGCTGACCACAAAGGTGGATGTGATAGAGGCGAAGCCGGGCAAGCGGTGGGATTCAATCATCACGGCCATCATATCGGCCATCATCGGCATCATCATCGGTTGGGTTTTCACAAGGTGAGTGAAATGAAATTAGGGAAAGAATGGTTTAAGGCAGCAATCATCCGGGCGGTCAGGACATTTGCACAGACGGCATTGTCCATGCTGACCGTGGGTCAGGCCTTTTGGGAAGTCGATTGGGCGGGCGTCATGTCCGTGGCGGGCGTGGCGGCAGTCATATCAATCCTGACCAGCGTGGCAGGATTGCCGGAGGTGCCGGCAGAGCGTGCCGAAGAAACGGACGATGACTGACAAAGAATTTGTCGAGCGCATAAAAGGGCTGTTGGATTATGACACATTGTATGTCAACGGCGGATGGGGTTGGCCATTGGATTCAGCCAATAAAAACCGGGCGTTGATGAATTCGTACAATGCGCAGCCGCTGCGGGCATACAAGATCGAGCAGGCATCACGATTCACATTCGCATTTGACTGCGTGTGCATGATAAAAGCCGTCTTGTGGGGATGGTCAGGAAGTTATTTTGACCACAACGGCGGGGCCAAATATGCCGCCAATGGGGTGCCGGACATCAATGCGGATCGCATGATCAGCGAGTGCGGCGAAAGATACGATTGGGACCATATCGTGCCGGGTGCCGTGGTGTGGATGAAGGGTCACATTGGCGTGTATGTTGGGGACGGCTTTGTTGTCGAAGCAACGCCAATTTGGGCGGACGGCGTGCAGATGACGGCATTGAATGCGCCGAAAGCCGGATATAATTGGCGCAAGTGGAGTTGTTGGGGGCTGCTGCCGTGGGTCGAATATCAGCCGGAGGATGCCATGACATATGACGATTTCAAGCTATTCATGCATAGGTACGAAGCCGAGCGCAAGAGCCTGGCGGCAGACGAGTATGCCAGCGAAGCCCTTGAATGGGCGAAGGCAAACGGCATCAGCGTTGGAGATGCGGCAGGGAATCTGATGCCGCAAGCGTATGTGAAGCGCCAGGATGTCGTGCTGATGCTTTACAGAGCGGAGAAACAGCATGGAAAATAACAGCGTGCCATATATCGCACATGAATCCGCCATGGCGAGGCTAGAGCGGATCATCAAGCGTCTTTGGATTGTCATTATCATTCTGATCGTTCTTCTTGCCGGAACAAACGCAGCGTGGATATGGTATGAAACGCAATGGGAAGATGTGACGGAAACGGTTGTCACGCAGTCGGCATATTCTGACGGCGAAGGGACGGCACTTGTCAACAACGGTGGGGATTTGAATTATGGCAAGTAGAGCAAGACAGACGATTCGCAAGACCACCACCAGGCGGCGAAAGACGGGCGGCAATTCCGGGTATCGGAAATGCAACATGTGCCACGGCACAGGGCGAATCAAGGTCCGCAAATGAAGGATTATTCAAACAGCGAAATCAGCGCATTGATAGATGAATACATCCACAGCGAAAGAGACAGGGCTATATTGAAACGCCGGCTGATAGATGGTATACTATATGAGGACTTGGCGGAAGAATTTAATTTGTCAGTAAGACATACAAAAACGATCGTTTATCGAGGCCAAGAACAGCTATTCAAGCGTTTGCCTTAAACTCATTTCATGTCCTCTGAAAGAGCGAGAATCCGGGGTTGCCGCCCTGGATTTTCGCTTTATTTGCAACAAGGTTGCAATTAGGTTGCAATTAGGTTGCAACATTTCCCAACACATCCAACGCATTGAAAGCGTTGGAACGCACGAAAAATGCACGGATGAATCATTGTCCGTGCTTTTTTTTATTGCGAAAATTGGGGTGGAGGTGCGGCATGTGGGTGTTTTACAATCCAAATCCAACGGGCGCCAGAGTGGGCGATTGTTCCGTCAGGGCGGTGTGCAAGGCCATCGGCGTTGATTGGGACAGCGCATTTGCATCCATAGCGTTGGCGGGATTTGTGATGGGGGACATGCCGTCCAGCAATGCGGTATGGGGTGCGTTCTTACGGACAAAGGGATTCAAGCGTGAGGCCATCCCGGACACATTCCCACGGATCATGACAGCTGCAGAATTTTGCCAAGAGCATCCCAAAGGCACATATGTGTTGGTGTTTGCCGGCCATGTGGCCACGGCGGTTGATGGCGATTTGTTTGACAGTTGGGATTCATCCGCTGAAATTCCGTTGTATTTCTATTCAAAAAAGGAGGAATAAAAAATGGCTTATAACAGCTATTTCCCCGCGTCCTATCAGCCGATGTATTATCAGCCGCAATACCAGGCACCACAGCCACAGCAGATGCCACAGCCACAGCCAGCACAGCCGTCAAGCAGCCAGGGCAATGGGCTAATTTGGGTGCAGGGCGAAGCCGGGGCGAAGTCCTATTTGGTAGCGCCGAATACCACGGTGATGCTGATGGACAGCGAGAGCGAACAATTTTTCCTGAAGAGCGCCGATGCATCCGGCATGCCTTTGCCGCTCCGTGTTTTCAAATATGCCGAGGTATCAAAGGCCACAGAGGGAGCGCCAAAGATTGGGGCCGTGCCAGCGGCGGAATACGCATTAAAATCGGAATTCGATGCGCTGCGTGAAAAGGTCGATGAACTGATTGGAAGGAGTGCAAACGATGAGTAATCCCATATTTGATGCTTTAGGCGGAAATGCCATCCCCGGCAACATGGCGCAGATGGTGGCGCAGTTTAAGCAATTTAAGCAGACATTTGGCGGTGATCCGAGAGCGCAGGTGCAGGCGCTTTTGAATTCCGGGAAAGTAAGTCAGGCGCAGTACAATCAGGCGGTGCAGATGGCACAGCAGCTGCAGAAGCTGTTGAAATAGGGCTGTGCAAAACGATGTTCAAATTGTGCAAAACTTTTGGCCAAGGTTTTCATATGTTATTGTTTGTAAAATGAAGGGAGTGTAACAAATGGCACTTACAGATGAAGGAAATGGCGGAATCCCTGCAACTATGCTTGTAGGCCCGGCCAGTTTTGGCGGAGCTGCCGCGCCTTATCCTGTTTATATGGGCGGCGGCAACAGCGGGTATGGCAACGGATTCGGCGGTGATGGTTGGTGGATTCTTCTGCTGTTCATCCTGCTTGCCGGAAACGGCGGATGGGGCAACAATGGCGGATTTGGAGGCGGCAACGGCGGAGCCGGCGGCCTTTATCCGTGGATGAATCAGGCGGGAATCACTTCTGATGGATTCCGTGACCAGATGATCAACAGCAACATCACTTCTATTAGGGACGGCATCAATGGCCTGTCCAATCAGCTGTGCAATTGCTGCGGCGATGTTCAGATGGCACTTGCCAACGGATTTGCCGGAGTTGAGCAGGGAGCGAATGCCAGGCAGATGGCGGCCATGAATCAGGCATTTGCCGCACAGACGGCGATGAGCCAGGGATTTAACAGCCTGTCCAGCCAGTTTGCCGATTGCTGCTGCGAAAACAGACTTGCCAGCGCCGATCTGAAATATACCATTGCGACAGAGAATTGCGCCGATAGGGCCGCCCTGTCTGATGGCATCCGTGACATCATCACCAATCAGACCGCCAGCACGCAGAGAATTCTTGACCAGCTTTGCGCCGACAAGATGGATGCGAAGAACGAGCGCATTGCCGATCTTGAAAGGCAGCTGACGATGGCCAATCTGCAGGCGTCCCAGGTGGCGCAGACTGCGCAGATACGCGCCGGCCAGGTGGCCGAGATTGATGCGATGTATCAGCGCATGCGTGATTGCCCTGTCCCGACTATGCCGGTGTATGGCATGCAGCCGATTTTTACCTGCCAGAACAACAATAACGGCTGCGGATGCGGCTGCGGTGGGTCCTTTTAGGGGGTGAATGACATGGCGGAATTTACTTATAATCCGATTCAGCTTGTGCAGCCGGGGCAGAATGTCATCCTGAATGACAGCATCCGTTGCAACAAAGGGTATGTCCTGCACCGCAACGAATCCGGGCTTGTAATTCTGCGTGGCATCGTCAACAATTCTTGTGCCTGCAATGCCAGGTATCAAGTGACCTTTAATGCGAATATTGCCGTGCCGGAAGATGGCACCGTGGGCCCGATAGCGGTGGCTCTTGCCATTGACGGAGAGCCGATACTGACGAGCAGAGCAATCGTGACGCCAGCGGCGACGGAAGACTACTTCAACGTCACGTCTACAGCCATCATCACGGTTCCGAGAGGATGTTGCTTTACCGTGGCAGTCGAGAATGTGTCCGAGGGAGCAACGGCGGCCGATCCGGCAACGGCAATCAATGTCCAGAACGCCAATTTGACGGTGGCGAGAATCGCATAAGAAAGGGGGTTGACAGTCATGGAAGGATTATATGAACTCAAAGACATGCTGTGCAAGGAACTGGAAGAGTACGGCAGAAAAGGCGAACTGACAGCGGGGAGCCTTGAAATCGTTGACAGACTTGCGCATGCAATCAAGAACATCCACAAGATCATTGAGGCCTACGAAGAAGAAGGCGAATACAGCCAGCGCAGCGGTGGCGGCTCATATCGTGGCGGCATGGGCGGAAACCGTGGCGGCCAGGGCGGACAAAACAGCTACAACAGAGGCAGCTATGCGCGCCAGGGCCGTGGCAGGAACGCACGCCGTGACAGCATGGGCCGATATTCCAGCGAGGGCGGATATTCAAGGGAAGAGGGCAAAGAAGATATGATCATGCAGCTTGAAGGGCTGAAGCAGGATGCACCAAGCCAGCAGATCATGACGAGAATTGATGACCTGATTTCCGAGTTGGAGCGCAGCTGATAGGACGGGGGTGGCCTTTTGATTAAAATTGAGGACTTGCAAGAGGCCATTGCCGAATGCCACGGCGTGCGCAATCCGAATGCCGGGACTTGCGTGAAACTGGCGGCGTTTTATATTATCAAGGACCATTTAGAGGGCAAAGAGCCGGCCAGCAGCGAGGTGGGATATTCGTTCAGAGCGCCGCAGGATGATGCCGATATAACGATTGATTTTGACAGCGGCACAGAATTTTCCGCAGCGATCAATGGAAAGAATCCCGATGACATATGGCCAATCATTGACGAGCTAATGGAGGCTGTCCAAGTGTTGCAGCCGAAACTATACGCCGCCACGATCCGCAAGATTCAAGATTAACGAAAAGCCGGGGAGCAATTCCCGGTTTTTCTATGCATTGCAGATAGATAAAAATATATTGACTTATATATTATTATCGATTATAATATAGAAAACAAAGCGTTGTGCCTTGTCGGTGGGTGGCAAAACCGTCAGAAAGGATATTCATGATAACGGAATCTATGGGCAAGATAACGCCGGTGTTAGAAGAGATTCTGGCATCCGGGGATGTCATCGCCGTAAATGCGGAGAAGAACAGAGCCGCACACCACACGAACATCAATGTGCATCTTGCCGGGCCGATTGAAGGTTTAGAATTTGGCGTTGGTGTCCCCTATGGTGTGCCGAACAATGGTGTGCAGTATTACATACATAGCACCATCAACGGCGGTGTTCAGTATTTTTATCTTACACACAGAAAGGAGCGGAAATGACATTTGACGAGGCTATGCGATTAGTTGACATCAGCGATGCGGTGGTGGAGCAGCTAATGCAGATAGATGATCCCATCATGCTAATGTCGGTCATGGGGGCCGTCATTGAGAAGTGGGCGGAGGTTATGGGCGTGAAGCCCGCTGAAATGCATGAAATGCTCACCATGCTGACGGAGGCGCACCAGGCGATCAATCAGGTCCCCAATTGGGACATTAGTGCCGGCCCTGTAGGCAAAGGGTCATAAAAGATATTGCCATATATATTATCATATAGTATAATATATATGGCTTTATTTTAAGGAGGTGAGCGCATGAAAACATTAGCCGAAAGATGCTTTGAATATCGTGTGGCACATGACCTGTCGCAGCAGGAAATGGCGAAGCTGTGCCGGGTCCATTGGCTCACGATTAACAATTGCGAGAACGGCAAGACTGTGAGCAAGATGACAGCTGCCAAGATCATGGCCGTCATCGGACAGGAGGGGTGAAATGCTTATATGCAGAGAGTGCGGCCACATCTTCAGCGAAGAAGAGTTGGAGGGCGGCCAGATGATTTCCAAGGGCGATGAAGTGAATCCGCCGGAATATACCGAACTGGTTTGCCCTGAATGCGGGTCGGATTGGTGGACGGAGGCGGACACCTGCGCCGTGTGTGGGGCATATTACCATGACGAGGACGGATGCGATATTTGCCCGGAATGTCAGGTCAAAATCGTGGAAGGCATCAACAAGATGGCCGAAGATTTGTCCGTTGGCGATGTGCAGGACGGCAAGGATGCTATCATTGCATTTATAGCGGAGGTCATGGCATGACAGAGCGAGAATACAGACAGGCGGACGGCATCAGCCGGTCACAGCTGTGGAGGCTGACGGAATCGCCGGAGAAATTCAAGTATTATGAAGAGCATCCCGAAGAGCCAACGCCGGCGCTGATATTCGGGCAGCTTGTCCACAAGATGACATTGGAGCCGGACACGGTATGTGACGAGTTTGTGCAGGCACCGAATGTGGACAGGCGCACCAAGGCGGGCAAGGAAGAATATGCCGCATTCATCGCAGACAACGAGGGCAAGACCATCGTGTCCGCAGACGATTGGGCGAAGGCGGAAGAGATGGTCAATGCGCAAGCGGCTGCGCCATTCGTGGCAAGGCTGTTGAAGGGCGAACATGAAAAGCCTTTCTTTTGGACGGATGACATGACCGGCGAGGGCTGCAAAGTCCGTGTGGATTGTCTGACCGAAATTGACGATCAGGGCAATGGCCAACTTGTCATTGTGGACTACAAAAGCACGATGGATGCCAGCGTTGACGGATTCATGCGGCAGGCGGTCAAGTTGGGGTATGACTTCCAGGCGGCCATGTATAGCGAGGGCGTTGAATGGGTATTAGGGCGCAAGCCAATATTCGTGTTCATTGCGCAGGAGAAAACGCCGCCATATGCCGTCAACATTTTCCAGGCCGATCCCGTTTTCATTCAGCGTGGGGCGGACAGATTCAGGGAGTTAATAGGCATCTATCATGATTGCAAAGAATCCGGCAATTGGTACGGGTATCTTGGCAAATTCGGAGCAATCAACAATCTGACCTTGCCGGCATGGTTGGCCAAGGAAGTACAATAGGAGGACAAGGACATGGCATTAACAAATGAGCAGCTGCCCATCGAGGCAGAAAGACAGACAGCGGCACCGATGCCGAACATGCCGCAGGCGGTGAACATTCCTGCGGATCAGATTAACCAGGGGACCGTGCTGATTGAGAGCAGCCGAGCGATTGCCGAGGCGCAGGGCAAGTTGGTCATCGCCAAGAGATTCCCAAGGGATGAGATAGGAGCGTATGCCAAAGCCATCGAAGCGTGCAAGCGTCCAGCGATGGCGGCAAAGGCATTTTATAGCTATCCGAGAGCTGGGCAGACCATCGAAGGCCCAACGATCAGGTTTGCAGAAGAGCTTGCGAGATGTTGGGGCAACATCGATTATGGCATCAAGGAATTGAGCCAGGACAACGGCAAGTCCGAGATGCAGGCGTATGCATGGGATTTGGAGACCAATGCGCAGTCAGTGCAGAACTTCACGAATCCCCATCAGCGAGAAGTCAGGGGCAAGATGCAGACGCTGACGAGCCAGCGTGATATTTACGAAAACAACGCCAACATGGCCACAAGGCGGCTCCGGGCGAGAATCCTTGCGATTCTTCCATCGTGGTTTGTGGATGACTGCATCACCGAGTGCAAGCGCACATTGGCCGGTCAAAATGACATCCCGCTTGTGGACCGTGTGAAAAAGATGGTTGTTGAATTTGCCAAGTACGGCGTCACGCAGGATCAAATCGAGCGCAGATTAAAACGCAAGATTGAAACCATGACATCAGATGATTTTGTCGAATACATCGGCATTTACAATGCCATCAAAAGCGGCGAAAGCAAGGTCGCAGAGTGGTTTGAAGCAGAGCCGGAGGCCACGGCGCTGACAGGTGCGCTGAAAGCGGAGGGCAAGAAAGACGATGGCAAATAGGAAACGCAAATATAATGTTTACATCCGGCAGGTGGTGAACGATTATACCGGCGATCCTGATTTGGCTATCAAATACGAATGTTTTGTTGGCGCGACTTGGGCGGTGTCAGCTGCGCAAGCCGCCAACAATGTCAGATTCCGCCGAGGCGAACAGTTTGACCATGTAGCGACACGCACCGGCGAAGCGTATTATCACGCCATTGCCGAAGAAGATGATGTCCCTGATCTACACGAAGGATTCCTGGATTGGGACAAAACACATTAGGAGGTACCATGATTAACAATCTTGTTTTGGTCGGAAGAATGGCCAAGGATGCCGAAGTTAAGCAGACACAATCAGGCGTGGCATATGCCAATTTCAGCATCGCAGTTGAACGCAGCTATGCGGCAGAGGGCAGAGAACGGGAAACCGATTTCATCGATTGCAGAGCGTGGCGAAACACGGCGGAATTTGTCGGGAAGTGGTTTAAGAAGGGATCATGGATCGGCATTGAAGGTGAGCTGCAGACCAACACATATGAGGGTCAGGACGGTGTGAAGCGCAAGGCCGTGTATTGCCAGGTGCGGCAGGTCAGTTTTGTTGGAGCAGCGCAGAGAAACACCGAGAACACACAGCCGGAGCAGGCGGCACCGGTGGCAGGATTTACGAAGCTGAACGATGATGACATCCCATTCTAAACTGATCGTTGACAGCCGGGAGAAGTGGACACAGAGCGAGAGCGGAAGGGCAGGGCGCATGGCGGCTTACTTTTCCGCTCATTGCATATGGGATGTCCGCAAACTTGATGTCGGAGATTATATGTTTGAAGGCGGGGCCATTACGATTGACCGCAAACAGAATTTGGACGAGCTGGCGAAGAATTTGACAAATCCAAAGGATCATGCCCGGTTTATGAAAGAGGTGCGCAGAGCCAAGGCCCAGGGGCTGCGATTGGTGGTGCTGTGCGAATGCGGCGGCACGGTCAAGAGCATCCCGGATGTGGCCAATTGGCAATCCAAGCATTCGCCGGTGTCAGGGCGGTATTTGATGGAGCGCATATACCAGGTCCATATAAGCTATGGCGTGGAATTCCTTTTCTGCGACAAGCGCAGCACGCCACGGCGGATCGTGGAAATATTGAGCGAGGCAGAATAATTATATTGACTTATATACGATTATATAGTAATATAATGGTGTCAACAGAATCCATCCAGCATAGGAGGCACGACATGAAAGTCATCATTCAGACAGCAACGGATCGTTATGTGTTCCCGGAGGCCGAATGCATCGAGATCGAGAACACCACCACGCTGCACTTTGCGGCGGACGAAGATTTGCCCGGAATCGTTATCACAGAGGTCACGGAGGACGAAAAATGATGGATGTATACTATATCACATGGCAGGGCGTGCTAATCCACTTCGCACTTTTGGCGGCATTTGCCGTGGCGGCCTATCGCATCAGCCGCAGGGAAGATGATGACGAATGATGTGCGTTGCCCGTGCGAGGGCTGCAAGCGGAAGGCACCGGGCTGTCAACAGCGCCGGTGTTTTCCGTACAAAGATTATTTGAGAGCGTTGCAGAAGCGAGGGATCAACGATGAGTTATGCGGAAGAGATCAAACGCGCCGTCAGCATGGAGCAGGTGGCCAATCTGTACGGATTGACGATTAACCGTGCCGGATTCGCACGCTGCCCATTTCACAGGGAGCGCACAGCAAGCTTTAAGATTTATCCGGGCGATGGTGGTTATCATTGCTTCGGCTGCGGCAGGTCCGGCGATGTTATCACATTCGTCAGGGACATGGACGGATGCGGATTCATGGAGGCATGCGAGAAGTTAAACAGGGAATTTCTTTTGGGTTTGCCCATTGGCGAAAAACTGTCCAGGCGCAAGCTTGAAGAAGCGGCGCGAAAAGACTATCTGCGCCGTAGGCAGCGGGAGGCGGCACAGATGGCCGCAGACAATGCGGATCGTGAGTATTGGAGGGCATATGATGCATGGCTTGCCAATCAGAATGTCATTGATGCCAACACGCCGGCATCCCCATCCGAGCCAATCAATGAGGCATATGCGCAGGCGGTTGGCCGTGAAGCGTTGTTGACATGGGAGTTGGAGCAGGCGGACATTAAAAGGCAAGAAATGCGAAAAACCCATTGATAAAAGCCTATATTTTGATATAATAATGGTAGGGCTTGACCGGTGTGGTGGCGATCAGGCCAACTACATCGGACAGCCTTGCAAGGGTCCCCGGCACAGCCTCCACCACGGCAGCCGGGGATTCTTGCGACATAGGGAGCGAGTATGAATGAACTGATATTATTGCCGGAGTTTACGGCAGATGAATATCTGAACACATCCAAGCCATATGATTTCCTGTACCAATACAAGGACGATAAATTCAAGCTGCAACAGCTGTGCCAGCGCATGAAGGCGCAGGCGGGTGCGGTCGGCGTCAGGACATTCATGGCGCTTTGGAATTCGTATCTTGAAATGCAACAGAAGGCCCGTGGGATTCCGATGGACAATGCCACGAATTTCACGGATCAGCCAATGGAGTTGTTCAGCGGCGAATACGTCTGCGATGATTACGGCGTGGCCGTCATGGATCGCTTTGGGTATGAAAACATCATATGCCGTCATGCCATCATGCCGGTGCGCAGGCTCATCAACATTGACAGCGGCGAAGAGCGGTTGGAAATCGCATACAAGAAGGGGCGCACATGGCGCAGCATCATAGCGGAAAAGTCGGTATTGGCATCTAGCACACAGATTCTGCAATTGGCGGCATTTGGCATCATGGTCAATTCCGAGAACGCCAAGGCGCTGTCAACATATCTGATGGATTTGGAGCAGCTGAATTATGAATTGGTGCCGGAACAGAAATCCGTTGGCCGTTTGGGATGGGTTGTGGCGCATGGGTTTTCCCCATATGTGGATGATCTTATCTTTGACGGCGAAACGAATTTCCGCCACATTTTCAATTCCGTCAAGGCGGAAGGGAGCCGTGACAAGTGGTTGGCGGCCATGAAGAAGCTGCGCGCCGAGAAATCGCCAGGGCGGCTGTTCCTGGCGGCATCGTTCGCATCCGTCATCTTGGAGCCGTGCGGCCTGTTGCCATTCTTCTTGCATGCGTGGGGCGGAACGGAAACAGGCAAGACGGTCGGATTGATGGTTGCTGCCAGCGTGTGGGCATCCCCGAAGCTTGGCGATTATATCAGCACATTCAACAGCACCACCGTGGGGCAGGAGATGACGGCATCATTCCTGAATTCATTGCCGATGTGCATTGATGAATTGCAGATACAGTCGAGCCAGGGAGTCAAGGATTTTGACAAGATGATATATCAGCTGACGGAAGGCGTTGGCAGGACAAGGGGGGCCAAGCTTGGCGGATTGCAGCGACAGACCACATGGAAAAACTGCATCATCACCAATGGTGAACATCCGATCAGCAATGCCAATTCCGGCGGCGGAGCGGTCAACAGAATCATTGAGTTTGAGTGCGCTGAAAAGGTGTATTCGGATTTGGTATGGCTGTCCAGCGAGATCAAAGGCAATTACGGATGGGCCGGGCGCGAATTTATCGCATATCTTCAGCAGCCGGGCATGTTTGAGAAAGTCAACGATTTGCAGAAATCGTTTTATAGGGAGCTGTTAAAAGAGGACAGCACGGAGAAACAGGCCGCATCCGCATCGGCAATATTGGCAGCGGATGCGTTGGCAACGGAACTGTTGTTCCAGGATGGCAATGCATTGACCGTGACAGACATGGCGCAAATCATGACAAAGAAAGAGGATGTCAACGCCAATGTCCGTGCGCTCGAATACATATATGAATTGCTTGTCAGAAACACGGTCCATTTTGTCCCCGACTTATACGGCGAGTATAAGGCAGAAGTGTGGGGCAAGGTCGATGAAGATTATGTTTACATCATCAAATCCGTGTTTGATAGGGAAATGCAAGCCGTAGGATTCAACGGCACGGCATTCCTGGCATGGGCAAAGAGGCGAAACATGTTGAGCTGCGATAGAGAGCGCCGGACGCGCAAAGTGCGCATAGGATCATCCACCGTCAACACGGTGTGCATCCGTAGGGAGCCGCCGGACGATGTGCCCGTCCAAATGGACTTTTTCCCGGCAGATGACATCCCATTTTAGCAGATAATATACATGTGTTACAAATCTGTTCCCGTGTTCCCGGTCGTTCCCGGCAAAAACAACATCCCTATATATGGGGAATATATATATATACAGAAAAGGGGTATATATGTTTTCCCTTATATAGAATAAATTTTAACCGAGAACACCGAGAACACCGGGAACAATGCAGTAATATCAAGGCTTTTGGCATTCCCGGTTGCGTTCCCACGAAGCGCATGGCAGGGAACATGTTGGGGGTAAAAGTTATATGAGCGAGGCAGAAAAAGACGCACGGATCATCACAGGGATCGAGAAGATGGAGCCATTCATCTATCTAAAGGAAAAACCGATTGACGAGTATTATGCCGGATGGATGGAGGGCGTGCGGGAGGCGCTGAAGGCGATTTACAAATTGCCAAAAGTCCCCAAGCAGGAAAAGGGATATTGGATTCATGAGAAATATAAAAATGGTCACAACAAAGTCCGGCTGCGCAGATGCAGCATATGCGGCGTCAGCGGGCTTGGCGAATCGAATTATTGCCCGGCATGTGGGGCAAGGATGATAAAATTTAAGGGAGGACAAAAATGAGTTACAAAAGGAAAGAGTACATATCCATTGAGCGGATCAAGATGATGATTCTGCCAACGAAGAAAACAGACAGCCTGACGCAGATGTGGTATAAGGACGGCTACAACACGGCTGTGCAGATGATGTTAGACAATAGCCGGCGCGTCACATTCGTTGATGCGGAGTGGGACAAATTGGACGAGGCATCGTGGGCATGCAGCTGCTGTGGATATGAAACGCAAAGGCCAACGGCATTCTGCCCAGATTGTGGCGCGGAAATGATGAATTGGCTTGTGGCGAAAAGGGAGGTGATTGAATGAGCGTGCTGGTCAAGGGTATGGAGATGCCAAAGAGATGTGAGGACTGCTTGATGTATAGGCACAATGCAGAGTACGACTATGCCTATTGTTGCATTAGCTCGGTCAATGTTTTAGGTCATGGGAACGCAAGACTTAATAACTGCCCGCTCGTAGAAGTCCCTACACCGCATGGGCGGCTGATAGATGCAGATAAACTCTATGAAGTAATCTCACTTAATTACAAAGACCTCGATAGCACAGAGGATTTTATGGGGATAGGTTATGACCATTGTATAGGGGACACATTGATTGTAATCAGACAGGCATCGACCATCATCGAAGCAGAGGACGAATGAGTATATATGCGGTGGCGGAATAGGTAGACGCAATGAGCGATGTTGATGGTGTAAAAATCTGATAAAACCATCATGCAAGGTGCAAATCCTTGCCCGCATAAACAGAGGAAGGAGTAGAAAATGGCTGACTACATAGACAGACAAGCGGCGATAGATGCGACTTGGTTCGAGCCGAGCTACACAGACCCTTTGAACGTTCTAACGGAAGTAAGAGACAGGCTCAAGGCGTTACCATCCGCACAGCCAGAAAAGCGATACACTGAGGAAGAACTAAGGGTATTCGCTCACGGAATTTCATTAAGTCTTTTGTCAAAGCGGTCAGCTCAGCATTGGCAGTATGATGAAGACACGGCTACAGAAATTAAGTTCCTTGAACGGCTTTATGATAAGGTCAGCGCAGATATGAAAGGAGGACAGGGATGAGATACATAGACCATATCAGAAATATGTCAGATGACCAGTTGGCGTACTTCCTCAATGCCATACAACCCGAAATTACATTATGGAGTTTGTCAATGATGAGGGCATTAAGCCGAAAACCCTATAAGGGAGTAGATGCATTAAACGGAACAAACGGCGATACAAGAACGCTTATGGGCATTTTATACAAGGACTACGATTATGAAATGAAAATGATGGATGAAGAACGAAATCAAAGCCTTGATGATTTGCACGATTATGCAAGCGGAAATGACTTGAAACGAGCGTTAGGGCATCCCGAATTACAGAAAGAACGAGAATTGCCAAAAGCGCCAGCAGACACACAGCAGGCAGAAAGTGAGGGTGAGAAATGAGCGATTTAATCAGCAGACAGGCGGCGATTGATGCGCTTAAAGAAAAGGTTTTTCATAATTTGTCAGATGAATTTTACGGAGCAATGCAAGTGCTTGATGAGTTGCCGTCCGCAGAGGTCGAGCCTGTATGTGAGATGTCTGGGATTAAGACGAACACTTTGCAAGGTTGTCCGCTTGCCGCAATACCAAAACCGATCATAGAAAAACTCATGCTTATATATGAATCGGCAAGGCTTTCAGGTTGGATCGAAAAGCCTTGGGCATGGTCCTTATATCAGACATGGAAGTGGTGCGACAAGGCAGAGAAAGGATGGCATAGAGATGGCAGCGATGAAAATAGCAATCATATGGCGTGAAAGCGTGTATAAATCCCTGTGCTGTCCGAAGTGCGGCACACGCCTGATGACGCCGGATCACAAGCCGGTCAATGTGAAACACAAAGGGCTATTCCGTGACCGGCTGCATTGCGAAAACTGCGGATTGTTCGTGGCATATCTTCGGCCATATTCAGGAGGCGGACAGCCGGGGGAAATGATGGGCCGTTGGCATGGAGTGAAAGGCGGTGACGATGATGACGGAAAAAGATAAGATCATCCAGGATTTACGGCGCGACAATGACCATCTGCATGTGTTGATCCGTGAATATATCGAGGGCGTGAAGAGTTTGACCGCAGAAAATAAGCGGCTGCGTGCGGAGATCGCAGAGCTGCGGGAAATGGTCCGCAAGGACAGCCGTGACACCACGGATTTCTTCCTGCCATGAAAAAGCCCGGTTTGAAGAAAAAGACATCCTATTCATTCACGCATTATGAGCTGAACAAATTTGTTAGAGATGTGAGCCGCAAGAATTTGTCTGTGTATCTTGCGGCTTGCGTGGAGGAATTCGGATGGTCAAAAGCCGAGATTGACCAGCTGATGCAACGGCTTGCCAGATATATGGATGCCGTCAATGATGGGTTGATCAGTTTGGCGGACATCGAAAGGATGATCGCAGACGAATTGGGTGACGATATATTCAAGGGGATTTATTGATGAAGCATTTGGGCGATATTACGAAGATTAGCGGATATGAGGCACCGGCGGTGGACATCATCACGGGTGGCAGCCCTTGTTAGGATTTATCCGTTGCCGGAAAGCGTGCCGGCCTTGCCGGGGAACGGTCCGGCTTGTTCATGGAGCAAATCAGAATCATAAAGGAGATGCGAGAAAATGCCAGAGATAAAGGGGCAAATGTCAATCCAAGATATATGGTGTGGGAAAATGTCCCCGGAGCATTCAGCAGCAATGGCGGCGAAGATTTCAGAGCCGTCCTTGAAGAAACGGCAAGGGTTGCCCAAGGGGATGCCAGCATTCCTGGACCTGCGGGGGGACGATGGGCATATGCCGGAGCCATCATGGGAAATGGATGGAGTCTCGCTTGGCGAACTCATGACGCACAATATCACGGAGTGCCGCAGAGGCGAAGAAGGATATGTCTGCTTGCTGACTTTGATGGAGACACCGCACCAGGAATATTATTTGAATTGCAGCGAAAAACCATTGATGCCGAAGCCAACGAAACTGTCCGAGATTTTGGAGCGGATGCCGGATGCCAAATTCAATTTGTCCCCGAGAGCGTGCGCCGGAATATTGCGCAGAGCGGAGCGCCGGGGCAAGATTCTTCCGCAGGCACTAGCAGAAGCGTTGAAAGTGCAAGCGGGGTTAGATCAACAATAATAGATGCAGCGGGATTCAAGCCGCGTCAGAGTGCAGCGGCAAGATCGCTTGGATATGAGGATGAGATGTCCCCAACGATAACCGGGGATCAAAATTATGCCGTGCATGCCATGAGTTTTCAGGAACGAGCAGGCAAGCCGGGGGGGGGGAAAGGGCATTTTAATTCAAGACGAACACACCGGCGCTTTATCAACGCTGAACAATCAATCTGTGTTTTGTCTGCAAGGCAATGGCATTGACCGTGCAGACACGGCTGGATGTAATGGGGCGGGATGGCGTGAAGATGTTAGTTATACACTTAATACCATTGATCGCCCTGCGGTTGTTTACGAAAACCATTCGCAGGATTGCAGGTATAAAGAATTAACCGATGTCAGCGAAAGTGTGACGGCTAAATATGGCACAGGCGGCAACAACATGCCGGTGGTGGTTGCCCAAAATTGGGATGGGTCGCAAGTGGCTCCGACATTGACATCACATAATGCCGGCGGGAGTCAGCGAATGCCGGACAAGGGGAATTTCAATGCCGTGGTTGCATATACCACAGGGCAGACACCACAGGCGGACGAAAGGGGAGTGGGGTTTACATTAAGGGCAAGAGATTATAAGGATCCGCAGGGCGTGGCATACGGCCTTGACAGGGCATGTTTTAATCAAGGGAAGAATGCCAAGTATAATTTCAGTATTGAAGAAGAGAAGATTGGTGCGCAGGTGGCGAGAGGTCCCGGAGCGGTGTTTAATTCTGTTGTCCGACGGCTCACGCCGTTGGAGTGCGAACGCCTGCAAGGATTCCCGGACGGATGGACAGACATTGGCGATTGGGTTGACAGCAAAGGCAAGCTGCACAAATCCACGGATTCGGCACGCTATAAGGCATTAGGTAATAGCATTGCACTTCCGTTTTGGGATTGGCTTGCGGCACGGATCGTTGCGCAGTATGACCGGCCCACAACGATGGCAAGTTTGTTTGATGGCATTGGCGGTTTTCCGCTTGTTTTCAGCCATCACGGCTGCATGCCTGTTTGGGCATCAGAAATCGAAGAATTCCCCATTGCAGTTACGAAGAAGAGGTTTGCAGATGAACATTGAAATGATGCCGATTGATAATATCAGGCCATATGAAAAGAATGCCAAGAAGCATCCGGCGGATCAGGTCGAACACATTGCCAACAGCATCCGTGAATTTGGATTCCGCCAGCCGCTTGTGATTGACAAGGACGGCGTGCTGATCATAGGACATGGGCGGCTTTTGGCGGCAAAGAGCCTGGGCATGCATGATGTGCCTGTTGTCAGGGCCGATGATTTGACGGAAGAGCAGGTGAAGGCGCTGCGTTTGGCGGATAATAAGACCAACGAAAGCGATTGGGATTTTGGGCTGCTCGATGCCGAGTTGGATGAAATTATTGACATCGACATGACCGATTTTGGGTTTGAAGATGATTATATTGGCACAGAAAACATAAGCGAAGGCGAAATCGAAGATAACACGGAAAAGAAAGTTGCGGTCAAAATCATATTTAAGAATGTGAAGGAATGGCAAAAGGCGGAAGATCGCATCAGAGATTTTATTGATGATTTTGATGGTGTAACTGTGTCTGTGGGAGAATACGATGAGAATTGACAAGGCCACACCAGATGCAGCCAGATTTGCATGCATGCAATTCCATTATGCGCACGCAGTCCCTGTTTGTCAGTTTGTCTATAATGTATGGAATGACAATGACGAATGGTGCGGATGCATTATTTACGGAGGTGGAGCAACGCCGAATATTGCACATCCATATAACAAGTGGGCTGGGCAGGTATTGGAATTGGAGCGGGTGGCCTTGAATGGCAAACAAGGTCACGGCAAGACATCCACGGCTGTGGCCATGACATTGAAAGCATTAGCAAAAGAGGCTCCGTGGGTTGATTTGGTAGTCAGTTATGCAGATTTAGACCAGGCACATGTCGGGGTTTTGTACCAGGCAACGAATTGGATTTATACCGGGCTGACCAATGCCGATTCACGGGGTGCGTTTATTGTTAATGGGAAGAAAATGCATCCCAAGACGGTCCACAGCAAAGGTTGGAAACAATCATTGTTATGGTTGCGAGAAAATGTGGATGCAAATGCCGAGGAATTTATAACAAAGGGGAAACACAAGTATTTATATCCGTTAAATAGGGCGATGCGAAAGCGCATTCAGGTGTTGTCGGTCCCATATCCGAAAAGACAGATTGAATAAACTGCTATATTTTACAACATCCCTATTTATGCGATATAATCAGCATAGAAGGGATGTTTTATATGGCAAATGAGCAGAATTTGAGGCCAAGTGAATACAAGTTAAGCCGTGAAGAAGCCAAGAGGGGCGGAATTGCGAGCGGAAAAGCGCGCCGGGAAAAAGCAACGCTAAAAAAGGCGCTGCAGGCCGTGTTGGACGAGACATTCACGGACCGCAATGGCAAAGAGGCCACAGGCGCGGACATTTTGATTGCGTCGATGTTCAAGATTGCCAGCAATTCAAAGGACAGAAATGCGGTCAATGCGTTCCGGGCGATATTGGATTTGACCGGCGAGGCGAAAGCGATTGACGATCCGGCGGCGGAAGAGTTGAGCAAGCTTGATGAGCTGCTGGCAAAGGTGCATGATGATGCAATTCAGCGATAAGCAATATGAATACATCAGGAGCGCACATAGCCGGTGGAATTTCAAGGTTGGTGCTGTGAGGTCAGGCAAGACATATGTGGATGTCAATTACATCGTCCCATATCGCCTGCGTTCCGTCAGAGATGAGCCGGGATTGAATGTCATATTGGGCGTGTCCAGGGAAACCGTGGAAAGGAATGTGCTGCAGCCGATGCGGGAGCAATTCGGCAGCCAACTTGTGGGGACGATCAACAGCCGCAACATCGCTAGGGTGTGCGGGGTCCCCGTGTATTGTTTGGGTGCCGAGAAAATCAGCCAGGTGTCAAAGATTCAAGGATCGTCCATCAAATACTGTTATGGGGATGAGATTGCCAAGTGGAATCCCGAAGTGTTTGAGATGTTAAAAAGCCGTCTTGATAAGCCATATTCCTGCTTTGATGGGGCATGCAATCCTGAATCGCCGGGGCATTGGTTGAAGGCATTTATTGAGAACACGGGATTAGATATTTATTATCAAAAGTATACCATCTTTGACAATCCATTCTTGCCGCCAAAATTCGTTGAGCAGCTGTGCAAGGAATACGAAGGCACCGTTTATTATGGCCGGTACATCAAGGGCGAATGGACATTGGCCGAGGGGCTAATATATCCGATGTATGAAGATGCCATCGAAGAGGCACCAGAGATGAGGGGCGATGACTATTGCGTGTCGATGGACTACGGCACGCAGAATGCATTTGCAGCCATTCTTTGGGAGCGTCACGGCAATGTTTGGTATGCGGTCGATAATTATTATTATTCCGGCAGGGACGAAGGCTGGCAGAAAACGGACGAAGAATATGCGGACGATTTGGAACGATGGTTGCGGGGTTATTTCCACAAATATGACACCGAGGACGAGCCGGGGCGGGTGCCTTGGCCGGTCGATGTAATTATTGATCCGTCAGCTGCATCATTCATCGAAACGCTGCGCAGACGCCGGGATGATGGCATTGGCCGCAGGATGTATGGCGTCATCAGGGCGGACAACGCTGTTGCGGACGGCATCAGAGAAACCGCCACAGCGATGAAGCGTGGGTTAATTAAGATAAGCCCGGATTTGAAAGATTGGAAACAGGAAGTGCAGGGGTATGTGTGGCAGGATAATGCCGTGGATGATACGCCGGTCAAGGTGAATGACCATGACATGGACAGCATGCGTTATTTTGTCAAATCAAAACGATTAGTGCCGAGGGATGACAAGCGTTTGAATCGTGAGCGAAGGGAGGAACGATGAAAACATATAATGATCTTGCGGAATTGACCGCAGAGCAGGACAGGCAGGCATTTGTGTTGGCAGCCATTGCGGAGCATAAGGGGAGCGAGTTATTCAGAATT